GTGCCCATAATTAAAAGGCAATAGTTGTGTTTGAAAATTTGGGTTGTCTCCAACAAACACCTCATTTGTTGGTATCGCAAATTCTGGCATTCTATGGTCAGGAGTTGATTGATACCAACCACCACCAATTTGGAAAAAATAATCGTCAGAGGTTAGTGGCATTTTAGGACACCCAAAATTATCTAACGGATAATCATCTCTTGTGGTTAAGACATTGGCATTAGTTGTTGTGGTTGTAAATCCAGTATATTGTATTCCATGTATTGAAAATACATTGGTTGTTTCTAAGACCGGAAATTCTTGTGTATAATTCCCTAAACTTATTTGGGCGTATTGTTGATCAAACTCCGACATATTAATTCTTGTATCGGCAACATATATGTATTCATTAAAGTCTATTAGAGCTTCGGGAGCTCCAACCATTCTTAACAAACACTCAATTGATTTTCTAGTTCCTTTAGACTTAAAAAGATATGCAGAATTAATAATTAAATTTCTATAAAATTGATAATTAATTTCTTCGGGTGTTGGCCCTATTTGTAATCCTGAAAACTTATTTGGTTGTGTTGTAAACACAGCTTGTAATAGTTCGTCCTGAGATATTGGCGAAAAATTAGTAACCCAACCTAAAGTTTGTGCTAAATTTTTTAAAAGTTGTGATGGTATATCATTTTTAATTGTGTAATTAACACTATTAATATTACCTAATGTTGTTATAAAACTTCTTGTTTCGTCAAAACTTCTACCATATATTTGTAATAGTTTTTCAAATTTTTGATCTGGAGTGTCAAATTCTTTTAACGCCCCTGTTGTCATAAACCTAGATATTAAATTAGTATTATATTGATCTAAATTTAATGAAAAAGCATTAATTTTTTCTAAATAATTGTCAAATGATCCCGATATTATGTCTAAGTTCCATAATCCAGATCTTGGCCACATAACACTTTCTTTTATAATGAGATAACTACCATCATCTTGTTCAGTAGGCACAAAAAATTGGGCGGTATATGGTGGATTTATATTTCTATTTAATAAAAAATTCTCTACCGAATCAAAATTTAAATTAAAAACTTTATTTATTTCAAAGTCATTAGGTCTTACTACCAAATAATCTGATGTTGAGGTATAACCACTGAATGGATTTCCATCAACTATTATTTTTAATGTGGTTGAGTTGCTTGTTGTTGGATATAAATAATTTAAAGGGTATTGGGTTCCGTTTACATAAAGAACATACTTTTTATATTCCAACTTCATATTTCTCAAAGGTGAAACTGGCATCTCATAAAACATCATGTTTGTTTCTGCGTTTTGAGAATAATCAATTTCAAAAGGATTTTGAATTGATGTTAAATATATCTCTAAGGTTGTGTCGTTAGATTGTTGATCGTATGATATGTTTATTGCGGTTTCTTGTTTAACAAATTTTGGGGTAACAGGATTAACCTCAAGACCACCAGGATAATAGTTAATAATTTTTGTTACTGAAACAGAAAGTCTTTTAACTAAAGATCCGTATTGGGTAAAGTTAGTAACCTGCGATAAATCATAATTAGGATATACTCTATAATTTGTTGATAATATATCTGCCGCCTCTACTTGGTTTTGGATATTCATCGACTCTAAATTTATTGGATCAGAAAAAGTTCCAATAGTAAAAGTTCTATTTTGTTTTTCACTAATTCCGGTTGTAAAATTAAAATTAGCCTGTGTTAATCCTCCTCCAGTAACTAACTGAACTCCAACCAAATTGTTTGAGAATTGGTTGGCCGCACTACTTTGTGGTGGACAATATATATTATTAGATGCCATTAAGCGGTTATATTATTAAATGCCTTAGAAAAATCTATATTTTCTCCACGATTTTGTCTTACTTCATAAAGAAGACTATTAAATTGGTCTTTAATCTCATACAAATTGTATTGTTTATAAATATTATTATCAGAATCGTAAATAGTGTAAATACCATCCTCAATAGATTTGGTTTGATTACCATAAAGAGCAATTGCTAAGGTAGATATGTCTTGATCAACAATTTCAATTTCAGTTGTAATAGGGTTAAAGTAAGTATTTGTTAATATAATACTTTGGTTAGGTTGTCCAATAAATGGGGTTGCGCTTGGCTTATTTGTTGGTGATGATGATGGCGATAAAGTGCAAAACAATAAATTGGTAGAACCCTCAACATATCTATATCTTATTGATTTTTGTATTGTATTTGTAAGATTTTGGACAACAGGTTCACAATAAAAAGATGAGGTAACTATTCTAAAAAAGTTTGGTATTTTTGTTCCATCAGAATTTAAATACTCAACTCTAAACCCAACTAAACCTTGATTTACAAATTTATTTTTATATTCACTAGAAACATTATTTAAATCAATAACAATACCTTTCACATTTGGTAAAGACGATAAAACCCCACAATCTGTAATTACAGTTCTGATCTCGTTAGGTCGTATCATTAAAGTATAAATTCCAAGTTTGTTAAAAGAATCGGCGGGTAGTTTTAAATTATATAAACCACCTAAAATTTCAACGTTACTACCTCCTGTTTCATTATTATTAAAGTATGGTCGTAAAACATCTTGAGCATTTAATGTCGTTAAAACAAAGTTTTGTGTGTCATCTCTTGACTCCGTATATACCATAACAATTTGCACGTCTTCGGGACTTACATCTGCCGGTCTTATAGTTCCATAATTTCCTGTTGCCATATTTTAATTTTTTACCTTTGTTTATAAATATTTAAGTTGATATTTTTTCAACCTTAAAATATTTGTATCCGTATTTTTCTAAGTCGCCAACGTTATCAACTTCTCCTAATCTCATTATATTTTCTAGTGGAGTATTTTTTCCTCTTTCAATATAAACGTCTGTAATTATCTCTCCCTGATCGATTACGTTTAATAATCCCTCATCTTTTGTTATTCCTGTCATCACAATTTCTCCCGGTAAAAACCCATAAGAATCTACAACATAAATTGTATAATCTTCATAGTCGTGATAAATCATGTCGTTAATTGTATATGCGGTATAAGTTCCTGATGGATCAACACCATAAAAAGTTCCAACTCCACCTGTTGTTCCTGTTACCTGAACACCCAATTTAAATTTACCACCAACTAAATTAATTTTAGGTCCAAATTGTGCCAAGTCATTTAAATTAGATTCCGTAAAACCTGTAATTGGAAATGGAACTGTTGTATTATTAAATGAATAATAATCATTAATATTAGTGTTTGAATCTCCCGTAAAAATATAATCATAACTAACAGGTGTTCCAGTCCAACTACCTGACGCCGAAAAGAATGTTATAGATCCCTGTGGGTTTGGTATTGTCACATTTGTGAATGGAGTTAAAATTGGTTTTTGAACCTTTGATATACCCCAAGGCGAATTGGCGGTTAATGTTATTGTATAATTATTTTGTGCTGTCGGGTAAGTGTGAGTTATTGGTGTAATACCTAAAACTACCTGAGTTGGTGATCCATCACCCCAATCTAATGTGAATGTAACCAAACTCAAAAACTTAATAAGTTCTAAATCAGATGTATTATAAAAAACATAAGTATATGGATTAATTGTGTCGGCAGTGGCGATAAAATTATTTAAAACGTCAGCTTGTATTATCATCCCATCAAAAGGAGAATAATATCCGATATCTACCGCAGATTCCGTTATCATTATATTAACAGAAAGTCCCGTTAAAAATGATGTTCCACCTGTGTTTCCACTTAAAATATAAGACATAGGAAGATAAACACCTGTTTGTCCAATGTCAGATAAAGTTTGTGTTGAATTTGTAAGACAACAAGGGTCTATAAAATTTGTAATATCAGTTTCACCAGTAAAACCTACAAAAGTAAGATCACTTTTTACATTTTCAGGTGATATAATAAACTTATAGTCAGTAGATTCCATTATGGGTTTACATATTCGTACCAGATTATCGGTGATATACTATCTCCAACTCTAAGTTGAGTTGAGGTAGAAATCACTTCGTAAGTTTTATTAGGATAATTTAAATCCACCCTATAATAAAGGTAATCGGCATTATTGAATTGAAATTTGTTTGGAGTAATTAAATCTTGTCTTGTGTTAGTCATTTGTTTAAAAATTCCAAGTCTTGCATTAAAAAACTTAGCTGTCATATAAAATTTAGACACATCAATAAAGTTTTTGCTTCTTAACCAATAAATATAAAAACCTTCTTTATCTGCTCCAATACTATCTAAAACCATTGTTGGTTTTTTAATTTGGACTTGTGGTAGAATAGGAGATAATAAAACACTTTGTGTGAGACCTTGTTGTATGGGCAAAATTATTGAAAGATATAGTTGTTGTGTTAGTTCGTCTGGTGTGTCATAAAAATCTAACTTGAAGAATGATTTAGTAAAAGGTTTTGAAAAATAATAAATGTCTTGTACGGAAAATCCTTCATTTAAATAAGTGCTAGACCAATTACCAATTGTATTTGCGGTTATTGGAGCTGTATCATCATAAAAATTAAATTCATAATTTATGTCGGTATTAAAGTTTTGAAAAATATTATTAGAAAATCTAGCAACTTCAAAATCTGCAGCAATTCCGGTAACCTCTTTAATCGCCTTTGTTTCATATTCGGAAATACTATCATCACGACCCATAAAATCCCACTGCATGTTAACAGGAATATTTACAAACTTGTTAATATCATTTTTTACTATTTTAATTCTATTCGCAATCATCAACGATAGGTTCTGGTATTGTATTTATGTTTATTGGGACTGCCCCTGACAAACCATAGTCACTTGGTATGTTGTAAGTTTCTGGTGTAATTCTAAAAATTGAATTTAAAAATGGGTAATGAGCATCATTTAAATAGGGATAATCAACCCCAATTCCATCGGTGTCTATAAAACCATATGGGTATAAGTCTTTCCACCTAAAAAGTGCGTTAGTTGTTGAGTAATAAGAATAGTCAGGAATGCCAACAACATTTAGACTATCACCTTCTTCAATGTAATCAGAAAAAGATCTGATTTGTATTGCTTTGTGTGGTTGGTAAAAATAACCATAAGTATTATAATAATCTTGTGTTGTAGCAGATAAAGTGAACCAACTATTATTGTAGGTTATTTTATGTTGATATTCTGATATAACTCTTTCTAATTGTTCAAAATTATTCCATTCACAAAAATCACCATCTATTGTGTCCCCGCTAACTAAAAAATCGTTATAAAAAAATGGACCGTTACCCAATAAAGAATTATATTGACTTTGATTTATTATTGTGTTTGAGTTTACATTATTTTGATCCCACCAAATCTGAGGTTTATTTTTATCTAAATAGGTGTTAAAATGCCAACCTTGTTTTAATTTTTGTGTCCATCCAAAATAACCCCTCCAAAGTGTTGTAAAATATAATTGACTAATTGGTCTTTTTTGATTATCTAAAAGTGTTTGTGTATTAACATCACAATTAAAAGACAGACTATAAGATCTTGATCCTTCTTTAACTGATGTTCTTTTTATTTGATTAGGAGTTAATTCTTTTATTTCACATTTTTGTTTATTATTATAAACATTTTGTTCATATCCAGCATTTACTAATACCGCACATTCTGAATTTGTTAATATTTTATGTTTTCTAACATAATACTCACTAATAGTATCTGCGGAGTTTGCTGGAATTAAAACCCTTTTAAATGTTCCCTGACTTAGAGTTAAAAATGTTGATCCTGTATATCCAACATTACGAACATTAAAAATATAATTTTCAGATCCTGCTCCTCCGTCCCCTAAACTTGACACTTGGAAAAATGAATTCCCATTATAGTTTGTGGATAGTAATACAAATTCTCCAGCGGACAAACCATGTGTTACCGGACATTTAAAACTAATAAATCTTGTTGTTTGATCCGAACCAAACAATATTACATATGGTATTCCGTCCGATGCTGTCCAATTCCAAGAAATATTTGTATTAGGTTCTATTGCGTATAATTTCTTATTGTATTCATTTGCAAATGCATAACTTAAATAATGTGACCAATTATATGTTGTAGCACTTACTGATTTAAAATCTAAATGTCTTCCATTTCCAATCGTATACCCTGAAACATCATTGTCTGTTCTTATTAAATCAAACTCAGGGTATTGTGGAAATCCATCCCAAGGTATATTTGGATTAATTGGTTGTGGTGGGACTGATGGAACGTTTCCTGAGGGATAGTATGAAGAGGCATTTTTAATTGCATTTGTATAATATAAATTATCCCTAAATGGTGGGTATACGGTTGACCCTGTATATGCGTTTTCAAAAACCATCATAAATTTACAAACAGGTCTAAAAGTAAAAGATAACTGTCTTTCCTCATCAAAAACGGTAGAAAGACTTAAATCAACACTTCTATCAAACTCAATAAGTTCTTTCTGTGTTTGGACTAAAGGAATATTAAGTTGTTGGTCCTGTTTTGGGGCCCCCTTATATCTCTGTGTCGACTCAATTATTCTTGTTGTAGGATTTATTTCCATATTATTCTACTGTGGGGACATAAAGTTTATAAAACCTATTAATGGCTGTTTTTCCATTATTTAATCCAAAGTAGAAGTGGTAAGGAGCTCCTACTACAATAGGTGATGATCCAGGTGCTCCTGTGGCAGGAGCAGGAATGGTGATTGGGAGTGGGTCTCCATTAATATCAAAACTTGCAAGATATCCAACTTGGGTTAAACTTGTTTGATATTTTTCATTAGGGGATATGAAATCCAAATCTTGATATTTTTTCATAAAAAATCCTTGACCTGGTATTGCATCTGTATACCAATTATTATCCTCAGATCCAAAAATGTTTGCAGGTACGGTATATGTTGTGGGAAGTGTAATTGACCACTTATAATGTGGCACGTTTTGTGATTTTGGATAACCAAATTTTTGTTCTAATAAAGGACTAAAGTTATATGTTTCAATTCCAGGTGACATTATTTTTCTATATCTTATATCAGGTGTACTAGCGGTAAAGAATAACCCCATTATTGGTTTAATATCGTCAGGTTGGATTGAGTTTGGTATTCCGTTTTGATTATCTCCAAAATAAATATATTGGTTACTAGGGATATTTTCGGTGATAAAAGGTAAAACTTTCCATTCTGAATTTATTGATAACATTTGAGACCAATCGCCATCAATTCTGTATCCACCTCTAGTGCTATTAAAGAATTGTACGATTCCCTTACCCTCACTATTATTTCCTCCATTAGAAATTGGTATTATTCTTTGTCTAACACCTTCGTTTAGAATTCTAGATAAAAAACCAAGCTGAACAATATCAGAATTATCTTGATATGAGGTCGATTTAATTTGGTCAGAATAATACGAACCAAAACCATTTTCGCCAGCTGAACAACAAATTTCATTAATAAAACTATCTCTAGGCCCTAAATCAACAACGGTCGTTGGAAACTGTATTTGTTTTTTGTTATATCCTGTTCCTGGAAAATCATTAGCAATACTAGCGGGTATTAATGGTGAAATTGTTGGGGAGTTTTTTCCTATAAAATTTTGTGTCACACCATTCCAAGGTGAAGATCTATAAAAAAATATATTTCTTAACTCATTAAAAACGATCACATCTTTACAGTAGTTATATGTGGGTTCTTGTAATAGACCAAGTGTTGTTCTTTTGTTAAAGCTAAACATATATAATACTCCGTTAATCCAATTGTTTTGGAATGTTTGAGCAAATACTCCTCTACAAGCGGCAAAGTTCATAGTAAACCTAACTTTCCATTCTAAAAATAATCTTGCGTCGTCATCAAATTGGGCTAAGTATGTTTTATTTAATAAACAATAACAACCATTTATCATTCTATTTGCAGGAACAGAACATGACCCTGCAGGTAAAATACCAACATTTGATCCTGAACCACTATAACACTCTAAAGGAACCATACCTTCACAAGTTAATGTTTCTGTCAATCCAAATGTTATTGGGTCTTCATCATATGAATCTCCACTTGGTAAATCGCCACCTGCAGATATTGTAGGTTCTGTCTGAAGACCGGTATCAGCATAAATAGCAAAATTATTATTTTGATGAAGACCATATCCTGTATGAGACTCAACACCATTTTCTATTTTAGTTGATGTTGGTAACCTATCACTTCTCATTACAAGATTAGTGTGTTGGAATTGGACACCTGTTAATCCATATCTATAATAAGCTGGTGAATATAACGCCGAAAGGTTACCCCCAACTGATGGATTGTTAAACCACCCATCACAATTATTATAGTATTCTTTTTCTTGACAATTTTGATCACACCCACCAGGACAATTTGTTGTATTTGTATTAATATTATCAGTTTTAATTATTTTAGTAAATGTAGATTGATTTAAATTCCAAGCTAAAAATGCGCTACCACCAACATAAGCCCCAGCAACTAATGGGGGGAACGTATAATTTGTTCCACTAATTAAATTTGTTAAATTACCACCAACTGTTAGTTGTAATGATGTTTGCCAGTTACTTGGTGGTGGTGATCCTCCAAGCGGACTATAGTTACCAATACCCGATAATAAAGTATCGTCGGTGCATAAATAAAAATAGGGTAAAGTAGATGTAAAAGCACTAAAACTTGGAGCGTCAGGTGTAAATGTAAATGAAGGGAAATATAAGTTAGATACGTTATTAGTAGCACTTACGTGACTAACAGGTTTATCACCTGAAGCAAAAATGGTATAACCCTGTATTGGTTGATTTATATAGTAAGATCCTTCAATACTAACACTATTATTTAACGATGTGTAACCAAATATTTTAGATAAATCATATTTAACCGTTTGTTTTTGGGTAAACGCATCAACACCTCTAACAAAAATACAGACTTCTAAACCTTGATAGTTATTAACCTTTGTTATTACATCACTAATGGTTCCCATAGCAAAGTTAGGTGATGACACAGGACATCCCGGTCTTAAATATCTAATGTCGTATGACAAATACCCACTTGGAAAGTAAGCCGATATAGCTGTTGTATTTTGTAAAGTTAAGAAATTACTTACCGTTAAACCTGTTATAAGTTGAAAATACTCAACATCGGTTGGGTATTGTAGATAAGCTTGTTCCACACTACTATTACCTGAAACTGATAATTGACTAACTTGTGGTAAATTAAGGACTACTTGACTTGATAATGAGTTCGTCTGGGAAGTCGGATCTGCATAATTTATGGTAACAGTTGTTTGACCTGTTAATGTGGTACCAGTAATTGCGTTTGTTCCAAATTGATTTAATGTTGCCCCCGTTAGGTTTATTAATCGATTAGGTGATAGTGGGTCTGTAAAATTTGGGTCTTGGAACGAACATAGATTACCAACACCAATTTGAGATGATGTTCCAGGGTTCATTAAAACAACAACAACTTGGTCTAAAAATGGTGTTGATCCTGAAGTTTGATTAATTGTTGTTTCAATTTGATTTACTTGTCCACCTGAGTTAAAATATTTATTCCTTAGGTTAAAGTCATTTAATCTTTGTGGGAAAGTTGGGTCTATTGGATACGCAAAGTATCTCTCATCAGAATTACTCGCAAACAAACCATCTTTATCTGCGGACCATAGGAATGGTTGTGGAGCATGTAAAAGATATTTTTCATTTTGATATAATCTATTTGGATTGGTTGAAGATAAGACATCATACCCCGAAACTATTCTTCTATAATCTAAAGAAGCCTGAATTGCTAAGTCTTGGTTTATATCTTGATCACCAATTAAAGTTCCCAAACTTTTATATGGCCCTGTTAATGGTGGTGGAAAGCATGGGTATGGTTCATCGTTGTCTGAGTTTTTATTTAAATTAGGGTGTGATAATTCGTAGGATCCAGCAGAGTTAATTGGGGCTATTACTGAATTTGCAGGAATTAATGTCATGTCATAAAAACTTGAAGATCCTCCTTGCGCCGCGGCTGTAATTTCATTCTGAACTGAGTTTGTGTCAAAATCATCATCTAATTCCGCGTTTTTACAATCACAATCACAACTAGTGCAATCAGGATATGCAATCATTGGTAGACCAATTCTTGGGAATCCTTTAACTTTAATCGCCGCAAGTACTGCAAATGCAGTAAATGCTGCGGCTAACGCTATTTTAAACGCCGCAATTGCAATCTGAGCAAAACCCCATAATATTAATCGTATTGTTTCCCCTAAGAATCCAGCATTAACAACAACACCAAGTCCAATACTTAGTATACCAAGTCCGGCGTTTATGGCCGCAGCTCCCGTTTGGAACGCTTGAAGTCCCGACACAACAGCGTCATAGGTTAAATAAATTCCCAATGCAATAAGAACATATTTTAATATAGGCCACATAAATGCGATTAAATGCGCAACAAATAAAAGTGTTAAGATTGGAAATGTTAATATGTTAATCAATATGTTGAATACGAAGAATATAAAATCAAAATTTCTAATTATGTCGTTTACTGGAAACGTGTTAGTATTTGATTTACACGATCTATTGTCAATTTCTTTTATACCTAAGTGTCTCGCTCTTCCTATCCCATTTTTATATCGATCCAAAAACATGGCGGTAGTGTAAACTTTATTATAACCAAAAGCATAAAAAGTATCTTCACAATTAATCGCCTCTGTAACATTTACATAATCATCCCAATCTGTTGTAAACGCATATGATTTATACAATTCAAATAATGGTTGTGGATACTGCGTAAACGATATGTTTTGAACTTGAGTTGAGTCCACTGGGGTTGCAATAATTTGAAATGTGTCTCCGACCAATATTGGTATTGAGTTTAAAGTTCCAATATATGGTTGACCATTAATTAAAATTTGATATGATTCTACGTTTATCGTATTTAAAACGGATAAACCAAAATTAATAAAAAATGGCACCGTTGTTCCTGATGTTTGCCCAATTGGAATTGTGGGATAGTTGTAAACCGATGATTGATTATTTGTAAATGGATCAGTACCGGAAGATGTCCATCCATATTCTTTTACGTTTGGAACCAAAAAGTCTGCCTTTAAAAAACTACTTTGTAGTCCTTGTTCATTTTGCCATCTAAACTTAAACCTATATTTACCTGTTGTTGGAATTCCTTTTTTAGGGTCATTAGATATTATTTGTTGTCCAAATTCGTTTGTAAAAACGTAATCCATATTCATTGGAACATTTAACAAATATGTTCCGTCACCATCAATTACTTTTCCTCCCTCTTCTATTTCATATTTTTCTAATATCGGCAATCCATTATTATCGGAAAATATGGTTTGTCGTATTGCACTTATTTCACCAGGACCAGAAACTAACTCACAAAGATTACCCGTATTGTTTTTTGGTTTACAACCAACCTTTAACGCATCATCATCTGTTGTAGAAATAATAGACCCCATGAATATTGAGGTAGGTTGTATATTAATATTTGCTTGTTTTGTTAAATCAAAATCCACTCTTGTAATACCAATTTGACAAAGATCTGCGTCACCCCAAAATGGTCTAACATCAACATCAAATACTAAATTTTTAATTTGTGGTAATTCTCTTAAATTAGTTGAGGATTTAAATCTGGCACCATTTACTTGCGTTTCTGTCGCTAAACCTTGTTGTATTAAGTCTTGTGGTGAAAGAGAAAAACAACCAATATCAGATAAATCAATATCCATTACTATTGTTTGTGTTCCAACTGGAACCCCAAAAATCATAAAATCACCACTATCATTTGTTGTTACGGTAAATCTATAGTATTTGTTAAAAACCTCAATGTAAGAACCATCCATTAATACATCCCCTTTGTTTGGAAAAGATCCGGTAGATGTGTGTCCGTTATATGATGGCAATTTTGGGAGTAAGTTGTATCTATAACCTTCTTCAGTGGTATCTGAAATAGTTTTAAAAGGATAAAGTTCGTTAATAACAGGATCTAATTCGTCTGTAGGTTCTAAAGGAATAAAAACAGAAACTTTTGCATTTGGTAAACCAAAACCGTTATTTACAAAAACTCTACCTGTAACAATACCGTAATCAGCACAAAATCTTGTATATATATCATTTGATAAAATTTTTAAAGAAAGTATTTCTAAAGATTCCCAATCTTGTTCTAAGTTTACATTGATATACTTATCAATACCAACTTCGGTTCTTATTCTATATGATTTTGGCATTAAAAAATTGTTTTTTTGATAAATAGTTTATTTCCCATTTTCATAGAAACATACACCTTATTAAAAAAAAATAAATCTCTAGGAGAAATTAACTGACGTAAGATTCAATACTCTAATATTTATATCCTTATTAGGATATCTAATTTGATAAATTTGAGTTGGTGTTGCAAATAGAGTATCTGCGGTTGGTCTTATCTGTCGTGTTACAGGGTCTGAATATGGCATAGATGTTTGACTTGATGAATATTGACCACCGACTTGATTAAAAAATAAAATGTCTGAAATGCTAACAATTCCATTTTCTGTTTGAATTAGTCTTTTTAGTTCTGAAGTATTAACATTTTGTCCTAACTCCCTAACTAATGGGTTAAAGAAATTTCCAACAATTTGAATTGTTTTTGCAATTATAGAACCTTGATTTTGACTATTATCTAAAACAACATCAACAGTAACCGCTAAGTCTATTGTTTCTGCCGCCTCAATTGATATATAATCATTTATCATTCTATAATTTGATAAATAGTTAGCCACATTTTGTTTTAAACTGTTTGATATAACATTAGTTAAACTCCCATTTAAATCATAAGACAACATTTTAATTCTTATTTTGTTGTTTTCTTCTGTTATAGCAACTTTTGCCGGAGCTCCAAATTGGGCCGGCATTTTTCTTAAAATAGAATTATAATCATTAACAGTTACAGCTCTGTTTTGTGCCGCAAAATTAAATGAAACCATATTTCTAACATCCTCTATTGTTGGTGGATTAGCTCCTCCAATTGCTGCAGTAACATTATTACACTGTAAACTATTAATAACACTTTTATTAAAAACTTCAGATGGTCCATTAACAGAAAACGAAACCGTTCCAATTTGGTTAATAGTATTAATACCAAGATTACTACCTAAACCACCACCTATCCTATACTGAACAAACAATGTAGTATTAGGCGTTAATGCCGCACCCATGGCATAGTTATTTGTGTATCTACTTAAGTCAAATCCTTTACCGTCACGAGCAAACTCTTTAAGTTGTTCTTCTGCTGAAATATTTCCTCCACCAAATGTTAACTTACAAAAACTTTCTGACGTATATTCAGATATAAATTTATTTGATGTTGTAATATACGTTCCGACTTTAATACCTGGTTGATCAGACACTTTTGTTGGGTCTTCAATAAAAACTCTGTCTTGAACTAAAGCGTCTACCTCAAACCACCTTTCAGGTCCTAATGTTAAAAAATCTTGTGGATTTGGTATTGTTGAGTATTGAGTTCCTGATTTTAATAAAACACTTGTTATTCCCAAAATAGTTTTTTCAGGTAAGAATAATTCTAAATATGGTTTAACATCATTTGGTGTAATAACTCTTTTAAAAACTTTTGTGATACCATTAACAACGACTTCTCTTTTGACTATCGTGTAATTTAATAACTTCCCACTTGAGTCAAAATTTGGTATTTTAACCCTGTTTGGTGATCCTTCTGCGTTTATTGGTGATGTAAAATCAATATCATAAACAGTTTCAAATGGTTGTCCACCACCATTAACTTGGGATCCTCTTCTTAAAACCCCACAATATCTTAAATCTTCTCTATCTCCAAAAGCCGGAACTGTAATTGAAAAATCAATTAATGCAACAGATGGTCTTTGACCTGGAATTTTTAAACCATAGGTTCTTGCAATATTATATATTGATGTTTTTTGTTGTGCGAACTGAAGAACCGTTTCTTGGATACTCCTATCTATTTGATAATTTAAATTATCTGTTACCGCAGCATTCAAATCCAACATCACCGAAAAAATACCGGCGTCGTTAAAGTTTTGAATTAAATCAGGATAATAAGTTCTTGTAAAATTTATTAATTCCGTTCTTACTCCTTGAAAGTCTCTTACCGTATAGGATATTTTTTTTTCTGCCATATACTATTAAATATTGATTATAATAAAATCTTGTGATTCAAAAGCAGAATCAAGAACTCTATAATCTATTTTAATTTTTGCGGTGTGTTCTAAAGTTGCAATATTTGTGACTTTAAATTCTCTCTCACCATATTGATTAATTGTGGTTCCTTTATCTTCTAAACCGGCCGATGCGGGCTCTACGCTTATATTTGTTATTTGTAAATTTGGCATATACGTCCTAATACTGTCTTGGATTTCTGATTCAATGTCCGAAAATGTTGGTCCGTCTAATGGTTCAAAAATATATTCATATAATCTTGTCCCAAAATTTGGTAAAAAATATCTACTTCCCCTTCTTGTTAATAAAAGATGAACAAGGCTTCCTCTAATCTCTCCTTCAGTTGAGTTTGTAACGTCTAAATACCTTCCTGTAAAAGAATCTACAAAAGGAAAAGAAATACCATAAGTTATACCATTTGACATATCACATATAAATATAACTTAAGTTTTTTTTAAGTAAAAATTATAAAAATATCACAAATTATTTTTTATATATGTTTTACACTTTTGACCTTCAGTTGGTTGTTTATTTTTTGAAACCTCACCATGCCCATAAATTTGACCATAAGAATATCCTAATTTTTTAACTAAGATTAAAGCCGCTTTACATTGAACTTCTAAAACATCGTCATCATCATTTGCAATTATTTCAACACCTTCAGCGGTAGAATTTGACACATCTTTTGGGGCTTGTCTTCCAATTGCTTTAATATGTGCTCCTCGACCCTTTAAAGGTAAGGTTTGAAATATTTTTCCTTCTCGATCTATAACCCATTGAATTCCTAACCCTCTATTGTTTAAAATATTTACAATATCTTCTTGTTTTTTACCACCAGCCGTGTGGTGTATTATAAAATATTTTGCACCAATTTTTTCATTTTTTCTTTTATATGTTGAACTTGATGAAACATCATTAATTTGTGACAAATCAACTGTAGATTTATTATCTTCTATATTATTATCAACATTATCTATTTTGGAATTTTTATTAAACTTATCGGGAGTTATTCCAGAAATTAAAGATTCATGAGCTTTTTTTGTTAAGTCACCATATTTACCATCTACACCATTTTTTTCTGGTCCATAACTTCCAATATCATAATTTTTATCAATAAGTATTTTTTGTAATTTAACAACATCGTCATCATGATTATTTGAAATTTCAAATTCTTTATTAACAATCTGGTCTTCTTCAGATTCACTAATTAAATTAATAACCCCCATTAATTCTTTTATCCTATTAAGGTTTTCTTGTAGATTCATAACAATTAGTTTATTATATAAATATACCAAAAAAAAAATCCCAACTTAATGTTGAGATTTTAATGATTTATTTCCCTTTTGGTAAAGAGGTTCGTAAGGACAATGTAAACATCTACTACCACAACAACTTCCTCTCTTAATGTGATAAGATTCTGTCATTACTATATTACCGTCTTTATCCTTATAAAAGTCAGGTTCAGGAGATTTTTTTGTTGTCTCCTGAACATATAACTGTTGTATCCAATCTTTAGATGCTCTTACTGTCATTTTAATTTTATTATACTATTTCACATGCTCCACCAGCACAAGCGGCTTCACCTCTAAGGTCTGTATTATCTTGTAACTCAATAACTTTTGTAAGATCAACATCTGACAATGTTTTAACTAATCTTTCAAAATCTTCTTTCGTACAATCTTCAAAAGGAGCTTGAGTATAAGTTCCTCCGTTATATGGTAATACCGATAGTCCGTTATAGAAATCTCTATTATTCCACATCCAATCACCAACTAAATCCCATTCATCCTCTTTAACTGAAATTGTTGCGGATACGTTATGACTATTTTGTCCGTTTCTATGACCCGGTTTAATCCATTCTTGAGATACCTTTTTAACTCGTTCTAACATTTGAAAAACAGATTCGTGTCTAATGATAGATCCTTCTGGCGCTCTTTGTGGAATAGCGATTACCGCAGTGTCGTGAGGACGGAAAAACTCATCTTCAATCAACTCAGGGTGATTATTCGCCAAGTAAGAATAGATTGATTCATTCTTACCTACACGGATTCTTCTTAGATAATAATCATTATGCCAAGCATGAATTCCTGATGATGTTCCCAAAACTAATGATGAAGTACCAGATGGTTTAACGGTTGTTGTTCTTGCCGATTTATTAATACCAATAAGATTTGCAACTCTTTCGTTTTCTTCTTTAACCATCTTTGCGGCTTTTTTCATGTCATAACCTAAAACAACTCCTGAACCAATACCTGTCATTCCAACACCAATAAGTGCATCTTTTTCGGTAGTTCTTTTCCAAATATCTCTTAAATAATGGAAGTCTGTATATCCAGCTTGTAGTGTTCCAATGAATGATGCCGCTTTAACTCTTTCGTTAAAATCTTCTTGTGATTCAATGTCTGAAGCGTTAACCTCACACAAATTACAGAATTGGAATGGTCTAAGTGCGATTTCGCAACAAGGGTTTGTTCCCCAATCTTTATCGTTAGATAAATAAATTCCCGGTTCTCCTGCTCCTGACAACTCAATACGTTTCCATAAACCCATAAAGAATTCTTTAGTGATTTTGTGTCTAAGTAGTACCGCTGAGTTATTTGCTCTACCTCTTTGTGCGTTTTGTTCCCACCAACTTCCTGATTTACAAGAAATCATTTCTTCGTCGTCAGCCGAGAATAATGAAATAAGTGCCGCTCTTCTAATACCTCCTGCCAATACCGCATCTGCAATATGACATACAATATCGTGAGTCTCAATTGGTGTTAATTTTTCACCATCTTTTTTGTTATCCAAAACTTTTGTGATATTATGAATACAATCTTTCAATGGTTGTGGTCCTGGTGCCTTTCCTCCCGATGTAACAAGCATTGCCCCCTTTTGTCTAATATCTGAAAAATCAAATATAGGTGTTGACGATTTGTATCCCAAATAAGATTCCATTAATACTTTAATAGCGTCTGCCCATCCTTCAATAGAGTCACCAATTAGGTATCGTCTTGTTCTTTCTTTGTTTGGTTTTTTAAGATCGGGTAATTTTTCAACGTGATGTTTTTGAACTGAATAACCAACTCCTGTTCCACCTAAAAGTAAAAACATTGTTTCAGAAAAAGAGTCAACATGGTCAATTGGCATATAAGCACAGTTGTAAACTCTGTTTGGTGAAATTTCAATTGATTTACCACCAAACTGTAAAGATCTCATTGATGGTAATACTTTTTTATCGTATACCATTTTATACACCTCTTCGATTTCACTTGTAATTTTAGGGTATTTTTTTTGGTGCATTTCTTTGTTACGAGTCACCAACTCTTTCCAAGTTTCTCTACGATTTTTTTCGGGTTGAAACTTAGCGTATTTCATAAAGACAGTAATGTCACTTAATATTTTTTGCGAAATATCCATTTTATTTAAATTTATTTGTTAATTGTTTTGTGTTTGAATTTCTTTTTCTTTTCTTTTAGATAAGAGTTCTCTAACTCTATTTTTATTTCTTTCTTCTTTTTGTTCTTCCATTCCTAAAAATGTCATAGAACTTTCGGTGTCGATATCTATCATTGCGTTATCAAATTTACAATTCTCAAATACAACTCCATCATCACCAATTCTTGATTTTGTTATCGCTATTGTTGCTAACTTTAACTCTTTTTGTTGTAGAGTCTTGGCTACAGTTATAATAACGTGCCCAACTTGTGCTTTCTTAATCGATCCACCCATTTGATCTGTTGTTACTACTTCAGACGAAATAGATTGTCTATTACCTTGAGTTGCTGTCCATCCCACTAAATTAAGTTCGTGACACATGGCCTCAAATCCCCTCATAACCGAACCTTCACTTTTCCATTCGTCACCCAAATTCTTATCAGGAACAACACAATCAATGTAATCTAAAACAACCATATCAACCTTAACCCCATCAGCAATCATTTTTCTAATTTGATTTTTTAATTGTAACATCGTTACTGTGTCCGATGGTAATTTTTTCATGATTAGTTTGTTTAACATACTATCCTCAATCTCTTTAACTTTAGTCATCACTTCTTCTTTTCTCTCTGACAAATCATCAGGGTGGATTTTTGTCCACAAGGTAAAGTGTTTTCTCTGTATTATTTTTGAATTATCCTCAAAGAACACTTGGAGAACGTTATTACCTAAGTTAAATGCGTGGTTCGCAATCTTAGTTAAAATTGTAGACTTACCTACACCTGTTGGTGCTAAAATAACCCCAATTTCACCTCTCGCTAAACCACCTTTTAATAGTCTGTCAATACCTGGTATTCCCATTGGAATTGGGTGTCTATAGTCTTCATCAAGAACTTGTTCAAGATTTGAGAATACATTCAACATTGATGTGTCTTTTGCTCCAACTTGTAATGCCTCCCTAACTAACTCTTCAAGAGTGTCGTAATTCTCAAACTCACCTCCGTCAATAATCTTTTGAGCCTTACCCATTACCTTTTGAAGTTCCTGTTGTTTACAAAACTTTAACGCCTTTTCTTGGACAAACCCCACACCATCGATAGGTGCGTCTTTAATCTTCTTAATAGTGTCAAGAACTATTTTTGATGCAATTTCTTGTTGTAGTTCTGATTTTGTAACCTGTTCAAGTGTCTCAAAAGATGGTGTGTGATCAAACTTAACATAATACTCTCTAATCATCTGTATTATTATTTTGAAATATTTGTTTTCAAAATAGTTGTTCTCTATTACATCAATTATTGAATGTGAAAAATCCTTATCTAATATAATTTGATTTAGTAGTTGTAACTGAAATGTGTTACCTAAATATTCAAAATTTTTGCCCGTCGCCATACTTTTTTTCCTTTCGTTTGTAAAGATAAATACTCCTAGTTTTTGATTAATTCTGGATAAAAATAATTAAATTTTTGGCCTGAAAAAATGTCAGTAAAGTCCGACATGATCGTTTTTAACTTTGGGCGTAGGTCTACGGTATATCTGACCTTTGGGGGGTATGGTTTTGCGTCAAACTGCCTATGACAAATTGTCATGTCTCCAACCTTAAGAATTAAATTAAAATTTTCAGGTCCATTGGTAATGGATGTATTTAGTAGTTCTGAATTTTCTAAAATTTCATATCGATTTTCTAACATATAAACAACAGACCTCATTTTTAAGTCGTATGTTAACTCTCGACACAGACGACTAACATGGTCATAAAGTTCTTCAGATTTGTAAGCGTTTCTATTAAAACCTCTCACGTTAAAAAATCTTTGGACAACAATGTTGTCATTACACATTAACAAAAACTCTACTTTTGTTATATCTTGTTCCTTCATTTGTTTTTTATTTTTTTTTGTTTTTAAAATTTGTTTTTTCTTTTCTTGTTAACTTTAAGAATGGTTTTAAAAAACTAACCCAAGCGTCGTCACCCTTTGGTAGGTATTTAAAAAACCCGTCATTCATCATAAATCTAATTAGATTTCTATGTCCTCTTCCGTCGGGATCCATCGACTCGGAATAATAAGATTCAACTAATTCTTTCCCTTCTTCACTTATTAGTGGTTCCGATAAATCCACAAGTTTTTTATTTATCTTGTAATACTCATCACCAAAAATACCATCTTTAGTTCTACCACTTAATAAGTTTTTTAAAGATTGATTGTCTTTATCTTCTTTTAAGAGTAATTCTCCTTTTGTTAAAATATCGTCGATATTTACCTCTTTGTCAAGTAACTCAGGAAATAACTTAACTAATGTTTTTTCTCCCAAATAATAAATTCCATTAATGTTGTCTGACTTATCACCAGATAATATTTTCCAAGTCTTAACGTTATAGTGTGGTATCTCAACATCATACATTTTAATCATATCTCCATTCTTATAATGTTTTTTAGTGCTTGGCGAATAGATACTCACATCTTCAGAGATAAGCTGTGTAAGGTCTCTATCACTTGAGAATATAGTTTTGTGTTCGTCTTTAGATATTTTACAATAGTATGCAATAATATCGTCGGCCTCACAATCATCAATTTCAATATGCCTTATAAACATCTCTTCAAGGTATTGTTTTACTCTTGTCTTTTGATATGAGAATGAATTTACTTGTTCTTCGGTATTTGCTTGTCTTCGGTTAAGTTTATAATTAGGATAAAATAATCTTCGTTGTGTTGAGTTACTTTCACTATCCCAACAAACCACAACCTTGTTGTAATTTCCTTCATCCAAAAATCTTCTGGTTGTGTTTAAGAAATGCCAAATCCCACCAACATGTTCTCCGTTATTATAAAAATCTTTGACCCCACAAACCCCAATCTTCAGTAGATTGTTGCCGTCAATAACAAGAGTTTTAATCATTTGTATTTTTTAAATTATTCGTCAATATCATCATCAGATTCGTCCAAAGAATAATCTGAATAACCTAACTTTGTTTCCCAATAATCTGAATATTCTTTCTTATAGTTATCCAAAGATTCTTTTGTGTCTGCAATATAACCTTGTGGTACTGCAATTATCTTACCATCTTTATACCCAAGACCATTAACGTGATTCTTTAATATAGAAATTTTTGTTCTAATTGCGAACGATACTTTTCTACCATTCTTAGTCGCATCAATGTGACTAATACCCGCCTTTTTCTGATTACCAAACAAGAATACTAATGATGATGCCAACCATACCGCTTCACCACCTTTGGCCTTTATTTCAGGTTGACCAAATGGATTGTCAGGAAGTAACACCCATGGCTGATTTAAAATAACCAAAGTGTTGTAATATGGATACTCTTCTTTTTTGGATTTTGAGATCCTCGAATGGATCCCCATACCGATCTTATCCGCTAACACTTTTGCATTGTGCATCCCACCACCTTTTCCATCAAAAGTCATCTGACAAGGCACGCTACCAATACTATCCCATAAAAACAATAAGTTATAAGGTATATCCCCCTTTTCTTGGGAATCAAGAATATTATTAATGAATTCTGTTGCTTGTTCAATCACATCAAACGAATCATTAAAAATGAACATACCATCATACTCACCAATTTCGTTTTTCTCCGCTTGTAACCCTAATTCAATTGCATGTTCCCAAGACCATTTTTTCTCAGTAATAATAAGAACAGGTAAATGACCTTTCTTTTGTGCGTCAGCCGCCGCCAATATCATTGCCGTTGTTTTTGATGTATTTGAATGTCCTAAGAACATATTAATACCTCCCATAATAGGTCCGGGTAATCCACAAGATCCCATGAACGCTTCACCACAATTATAAAAACTTTCGGGTTTATATTTTGTTTTGGTGGAAAACTTGCTTTTTATTGCGTCTAAACTAAATTCTTTCTTTTTCAATGCCATAATAATTAATAATTGTTTTATAAAATATACATAAAAAAACGGGAACAATAAACTGCTCCCGTTATCTTTTTTTAATTAAAATTAGAATGGTAATTCTTCGTCAACCTCATCATTTGATTGTGGGTCGGAAACCTCTTTATTAGTTTTTGATGGTTTTGTTCCTCCCATTGAAACTTCAGAAGTTTCGCTATTAGAATAAACAAACCCTCCTTTTTCAGTATCCCATCTTGGTGTGTCACCTTTTGCGATAGCCTCTAAATACTCAATTGGTTTTTTAGAATAAACATCTTCCCAAGTCAACTCATCATTAATCCATGTTGACGCTTTTTTAGAATCTTCGTGGGTTGGTGACGGATCGTCATACATTACTGTTTGGATTACTGTGTAAAACGCTCCTTTTGGGGTTTTTGCCTTTGTAAGTTCAAGGATTAAGTCACGACCATTATCAGAGTCAGTAACGTCACCTTTTGCTTTCCAAATTGGAATAATTTTGTCAAGAATTCCTTCTTGTTTGTAATTGTGTTTAAATCTCCAAAATTTAACACCATCTTCTTCGTTATCACGATCAATTACTTTTACAATATAAAACTTACGTGATCTATATTGTGTTGCTAATTGTTTGTCGGATTCACGACCTGTTGAAATCAACTCTTCATAAACCTCATTTAAAGGTGAACGTTCGTTGTCATTTTTTCCTGGATCATAGAACTTCTGCCATTTACCATCAACATTGATTTCGTGAAACCAAACTTCCTTAAAGGGAGATGATCCATCTGTTGTAGGTAAAATACGTATCATTTTTTGACCTTGTTTTTCGTTGTCCTTAAGGATTGCCGCGAAATACTTTTTCATTCTTTCTTCTTGTGTGAATTTTGAAGTGGAAGAAGAACCACTTTGTTTTGAACTCTCATATTGAGCCAAAACTGCATCTAAGACATTGTTTGTCGCCATTGTGTATATAATTTATTAAAGGTTTACGTAGAAAATATAGTTATAAAAAGTAGGGTTGTCAATAAAGTATTTAAAAAAAATTTAAGAGAGGGTCGTTTATTTCCCTCTCTAATTACTAAGAGTTATATCTGTTTAATAAAGTGTCGTCGTCGTCGTCATCCATAGGTTGATTAAATGAATTTTCAATATCAGATGGGTTAAAATTTTCAACTTCATCATTTGTTAAAACATATTCATTTTTTCCACTTTTTTCCATTTCAACTTTTTTCTCATCGAAAAAATCGGCTAAATTTTGTTTAAATGGTCCAGAATCTAAACTTCTTAACTCTAATTTTTCTTGTGGGCTTTTTGGTCTAAACTTATCAAATTTAGTTTCTAACGAATCTATTTTAGAAACTAATTTATCCATTTCGGATAATTTTTCTTCCATATTTTTAATTTGATCAAACAAGTTGGTAAAATATTCTTCTTGTTTGTCAGCCATAGTTTTTTGAGAATCAACTAAATCTGTTATATCAAGTTCTTCAACACCTTCACCTTCTTCACCTTCTTCTCCTTCACCTCCTTCACCTCCAACTTCTTCAACATCAGGGTCCGAAGCAACATCAACAGGTGTTGGTGGGGTTGTTGGTGCTCCTGCCGCAGCGGGATCTGCTGGAGGTGGTGGTGCTCCTGCCGCAGCGGGATCTGCTGGAGGTGGTGGTGGTGCTCCTGCCGCAGCGGGATCTGCTGGGGGAACATCTTGTTCAGTTATATATCGATTAATTGAATTGTATCTAGCAATTTCATTTAATATTTTCTCATCTATTCTCATACTATCCGTTTAATAATGTTTTTATGCCATGTGTGGTCTCTACTTGTATTTTTTTAAATGCTCTCTTCGTATTGTCAACCCTCTCAATAAGACCATCTTTCATTCTTAGGGTATAACAATCACCAGTGTCTAGATCACAAACTTCTTTTGTTCCGTCACCCATTTCTTTTTCAGATACTCTTGTGTTTTTTCCAAGATAATTATCTAATAATAATTTTGTATTCATAATTGTGTTTTATTATAAATATCTA